GGTCGTTAAGTGTGAGCCTAATATCCGTCTCACTTGGATTCTCGCCTCTCTCAATAAAGTAAGAGGCCGTTTCTCTGATTGCGTCTTTTGTTGTCATTGTCTGTTTCCTTTCTTTGGGTTTACTGATACTATTTCGGTGGCGAGTAGTTTTTGTATGTCTGTCATTGTGTTGGTTCTTTCTTGGTTGGTTGTTTGTTTGTGAGAGGGATTCCTCCCTCACACCCCCACACTCTAACCCATCTGATAGGATTGTCAAGGGGTAAAGTGAAAATAATTTCGGGGGGTAGGTTGGGACGATTTGGGGGCGGCTTATGCGTTGCCAATTCAGCAAGGTGGGGAGCAGGGCAACGCACCCACGGCCACACCCCCCACGGCTCAAAGCGAGCAAGGAAGATAGGCAGGGGCGAGGAATAGGATAGGATATAAGATACCCACAATGGCGGGAGGATGGGCAGGGCAAGCAAGGTGACAAGGTAGGCAGGGAATGGACATCCTAACGCAAGGCGGGGAGACGCACCCCGCATCCGGTGACAGACAGCCAGCCCCACCAACCCCGCCAACCCACCACACCCTATCGGCTAACGCACCCCAAGCCAGCCAGCCCAACCCCAACGCACCCACCCGCCAAGCCAGTCAAGGAATGCACACCCCAACCAAGGCAGGGGGGGTATAGGCTAGGATAAGGCAGACAGCGTGAACGATAAGCCTATCTAATTAAACCATAAAACAGAGTAAACCGAAAACACTCACTTACAAAAGCACGCTCTTTGACAGATAACAACTTACAGAGAATCTATAAGTATGAGTATAATCAAGCACTTACAAATGAGTCATAATGGCACACTATGTAAGTCATTGATCTTATCCATACATATACCACGGCATACGCAAGTTATTGATAATAGGAGACTTCTACACCCTTTTTCTAGGGCAAGCTGGTTCCGCACCGCAAATTTCTTGTACGAGTTGTAACTTGAACATTTACATCAACATAGATAAGTTAAGAAAATAAAATGAAATACCCTTGTCTGCTAACCAAGCCACTATCCGAGCTTTTTCCGTCATCGTACAATCCAAGAAAAATTACTAGCGATGCGTTGGGTCGATTGACCAAGAGCCTTGCAGAGCTTGGCAATCTCCAACCTATCACTTGGAATGCAAAAACTGGGAATATCGTTGGAGGCCATCAGCGGTTAAAGTGCTATTCAGCACTTGGGAAAGAAGAGGTGGAGGTATGGGCAGTATGGTTGGACGATCAGAAAGAAAGGGCGGCCAACATCGCATTAAACAAGTTGAGTGGTGAGTTCGATATTCCGTTATTAAAAGATATTTTTGAAGGATTGGATACTGGCGAGATTGATCTGGACATAACCGGGTTCGGAGAGCTAGAAATAGCCGAGATGATGGAAGCAACTGCACCAGAGGAGGAGAGCAAAGCCAGCGGAGAAAAGTGTGAGGCTTGTGGCAAACCTCTATAATGAATGATACGGCAAATAGATTTAGTTCAGAAGTGGGGAATGGACAAAGGCCAAATTTCAAAAATGGTAAAGGCAGGAATGCCACTTACAAGCGTAAGCGATGCCGAGCGTTGGAAACTAGCAAATCAAAAGAATCCAAGCAGACTTCAGCCAATCTTGTCAGCATCGGAGAACTCCTCCGAGACATCAGAGGACTTGGACATAGAGTCACTCAAGTCGCAAACGCCACTTGGGAGATTACATCGTGCGAAGAGGGCAGAAATGGTTGCCTACTCATTGGTGATGCGGTCTTACAAAGAGAACTCGCCAGTAGCTATGCGAGCCGCCGTGCAAGGATGGGGCGAAGCAAAAAAGCGAGTCGCAGAAGCAGAAATGGAACACGCACGATGGGAAGAAACAAACAGAATAACCTTACGAATGGAAGAAGTGCGAGAAGTGTTCGGCAAATGGCTAGGAGCAATTAGAAACTTAATGGATGCTATGCCTTCGAGCTTGGCGGCCAGAGCAAATCCTAGCGACCCAGAGTGTGCTAAAAGGGCTATCCAAGAGGGCATCGATCAAATCTTTGTGACCATTCAGAAGGCAGAAGGAGCGTTCAAATGAACGAGTGCTTCATTGTTTTGCTGGTAGCAATCGCAATCCTTGGCATAGTGCTTCCATTCTTTGACCGATGAAAACCACAAAGCCTACAAGAATAGCCTTGGCATACTGCCCCAGAACTAGCCACTCTACTCTTTATGTTCCGGGTCGTGGACAACTCAAAAACTTTGAAGAAAAATATGGATTCGCTATGTGCGTAGGATGTTGCTCTAAAGAATACCCAAAGACAAGGCAGGGAGTGGGAAGATACTGGATGGTTCACTTTCACCACGCAGTTGTTAGGGACAAAGCAGACCCAATCGCACTTCACAAAACACTTATGCAGATACCAGAGTTTAGGGATTTATGTGCCCACGATGTTCCATTCTTCGATCAATGAAACGCACACCACTTAAACGCAAGACCCCACTCAAGCGAGGCGGGAAACTACGCCGAGTATCTGCAAAGAGGAAAGGGCAGAACGAAGTCTATAAAGATGTGCGAGAGAAGTTTCTAACCAACAATCCAGTCTGCCAAGTATGCAAGTGCAAGATGGCGAGCCAAGTTCACCATAGGCGAGGAAGGTTTGGGGATAGGCTCAACGAGGTAGAGTTTTTCTTGGCGGTGTGCTTCGAGTGCCATCATCAAATCCATATGAACCCAGCTTGGGCGTATGCCAAAGATTATCTGGTTAAGAGATGAATCAGATTGATGAGGCCAAGAACTTCGCTCGCCTTTTGTTTGAGCCAAGGGAACAACTTTCAATCCCAGAATGGGCAGAGAAAAACCTAACACTTTCAGCTAGGGTAACGAACATACCCGGTGCTTATTCGACAACGCTCACGCCCTATGTCCGTGAACCCCTAGAGGCTTTTGGCGATGATTCGATTCGTAGGGTGGTGTTGGTATGGGGGGCACAAACAAGCAAGACCACAACGATTCTAGCTGGCCTAGCGTACCGAATAGCAGAGAGACCTTGTCCCGCCTTGTGGGTTATGCCTAGCGAGCATTTAGCCAGATCATTCACAGAAACTAGGTGGTTGCCAATGATTGATGATTGCCCAGCACTCGCTAAGGAAAAACCCGACAATACAGATAAAATAAAGATACTCGAACAGCACTTCAAACGATGCTCGGTATGGTGGGCTGGCACAAGCCCTTCGGCTCTTTCTAGTCGCTCGATAGCCTTGCTCTGTATGGATGAGGTGGACAAGTTCCCAGAGCAAGCGGGGTCGGGGCGAGAGGCGAACCCAGTTCAATTAGCAGAGGCACGAGTCAGCACCTACCCAAACCATCTCATCATAGCAACCAGCACCCCGACAACTGCCGACTCAATTATTTGGAGTGAGTGGCAAAAGGGCGATATGCGTTTCTACTTTGTTCCTTGTCCTCATTGTGGACATAAGCAGAAGCTGGTCTGGGGACAAGTGAAGTGGGATGAGGCCGCCAAGATTGAGGATGGGGTTTATGACTATAAGCTAGTGAAATCCTCGACCTACTACGAGTGCGAGGGATGCAAGGAAAAGATTACAGACGGACAGAAAACCAAGATGCTTCGAGAGGGCGAGTGGAGGGCAACCAACCTCAAGGGCGAACCAGCCAGACGCTCCTATCATCTTAACGGCCTATATGCCCCTTGGGTATCCTTTGGAAGTTTAGCGGTGAAGTTTCTGCAAGATAAGCACAATGGAATCATCGGGCTACAAGACTTCGTGAACCGAGTTCTAGCAGAGCCTTGGATGGAACACGAAAGCGAGAAGATGGAAATTGTGGCTGGCGACTATAAGATGGGTGAAGTCAGAGTTAATGAGAAGCTGATTATGGCTTGCGACATCCAAGAGGCGGGGGGCTTTCACGCTTGGTGCGTTGTTCGGGCTTGGGACATTGAGGGCAGATCACGGCTTGTATGGGCTGGAAGGCTAGAAACTTGGGGAGATATTCAATCGAAGGCAGAAGAATTTGGAGTTGAGAGCAAGTGTGTATTCTGCGATTCGGGCGATCAAACCAGAGATGTTTATTTGAATTGTTGCAAAAATGGATGGATAGCATTAGTTGGTTCAGATCGTACCAGCTTTTCTGAAATAGTCGGAGAACACAAATTACAACGCCCTTATTCACGAATTGCAAACGGAGACCCATTCAGCGGTAAAGCAGTTCAATCGAAGGCAGGGTGGAAGTGGAAGTTCTGCCCAGTTTGGAGATGGTCGAACCCATCCATCAAGGACATTCTAGCAAATCTATTGAAAGAACCGGGCTACATCGCTCTCGACACTCCCGATGTTTGGCGTGTGCATATTGAAGCAGAGGTGAAGGTGCGGGTGAAAAACCCTATGACTGGGAGGGAAAGGCTTGTGTGGAAACAAGTGGGGAAGCATAATCATTTGATGGACTGTGAATGTATGAACATCGTTGGTGCGGCCTTATATGGTCGATTGAAAGTCTCTCCTGCAAGTTTGACAGAGGAGGTTGAGAATGGCGAAGGGTGATTTTATTGGGCTACCCCTCACCACCCTAACTTCTCTGCGTGATAAATATATCACTTGCCTCGAAGCAATAGCGGTGGCGGGTTCAAGCTATTCGATAGCTGGACGCTCTTTTTCAAGAGCGAATCTCGGTGAGGTGAGAGATACGATTGCGGAACTTACCCTAGCCATTCAGCAGGCGACTGGTGGAAGAGTTCGCACCACCTACGCAAAGTTCGGCCCTTCTCGCTCTCTTGGAATGGCGTAAGTGAAGAAGGTTGAATTAAACTTAATTGATAAGGCGATTGCCTTTGTTAATCCGCAAGCCGCAGTTGAGCGTTTGGCATCTAGGGCAAAGCTCACAGCGTTTGAATATGACGCAGTTCAATATAATAGACAACGCCGTGGGCCGTCCTCATTGTCTGGTGCAGAGGGTTTTCGATCTAACTATGATAGAGTAGAATTGCTCAAGCGTTCTAGGGACTTGGCAGAGAATGTTGGGTTGGTGCGTGGCCTATTGATGAAGTTTGCAAGCCATTGTGCAGGGAATATCTCTTACCAAGCCAGAACAGAAAGCCCAAAGGTCAATAGTGATATTGAGGCATATTGGAATGAATGGTGGGATAAATGCGATTTGTCTGGAAGAAATACTGGCTCATTCCTAATGCAAATTGCTATGATGTCTATGTTGCGAGACGGAGACTTTTTGTTTGCGTTAGTGCGAGATCAGCAGGGCAATCTAAGGTTACAAGGAATTGAGGCAGATAGAGTTGGAGACCCAAACAGAACTTATACAAGCCTTAATTTAATCAGCGGTATTCATATAGATCAAGAAACTGGTGCTCCTACTGGATACGACATTTATCTTCGCACATTTGGCAACGCCTACATTTTCCAAACCACGATTCCTGCAAGCCAAGCGTTTCATCTCTATGACCCACTTCGCATTGACCAGTATAGGGGAGTCTCTGCTTTTCATACGGCAATCAATGACTGCGTGGATATTTACGAGATTATAGCTTCAGAGAAGATGGCCGCTAAATACGCCAGTTCACAAGCTGGAATTGTAAAGCGGAATAATAATAACGCCTCTGATCTTTCCGCATTGACTAACGACCTAAACGCCGACAATCAAGGAATCAAACTAGAAACGATTGAACCGGGTAAGGTTAGTTATCTTGAGGTAAATGAAGATATTATTTTCCCAGATGGGCCGAGCCGTCCCTCTGGTGCGTTTGCAGAATTTCACAAGATTCTTCTGCGAAACATTTGTATGGGTGTTGGCATCCCTTATAGCTTTGCTGTAGACCCTTCTTCAATGTCTGGCCCGACAGCTAGACTTGAAATGCAACAAGCTGGACGCACTTTCCGCAGATACCAAAAGCTACTAGAGGATAAGGTTCTTCGTCCACTAAAGAACATTGTAATTGCAGACGGAGTGACGAGGGGATTGATTGCAAATAATCTTGGAAGCAAAAGCACCAAGGGAATTTTCAATTTTGGTGCAAATGTTTCTATCGACCTTGGCCGTGAATCAGTAGCAAATATCGCAGAGTTTAGGGCTGGATTAACAACGGCAAGTTCAATTTACGCAGAGAAGGGATTGGACTTTGAGAGTTCGATGAGGCAGAGGGCATTGGAGGCCAAGCTAGTTAAAGACCTAGCAGAACAATATGGAGTAAGCCCAGATACAATTTCTGACATTAACAAACCAATTCAAGCCCCCGCATTTGGCTCGCCAGCACCAGAGCAAATGCAAGATGAGGCACAAGACGAGAACGCAGTTGTTGTTATCCCTCCAATTAAAGAACAAGATACGGCAAGTCGAACAACTGGTGGGGATGGCGATATTGATGTTGGCGAAGAGCGTGAGCCTACCGAAAAAGGGGAAACCGAGGACACAAGCAAGATTGGTGGGAAACAGATTGATAACAATTTAGAGGAACTTTCTAGGCTAGATTCTAAAGGTGTGGATATGGTTGTTAAGGGAATGTTGAATGCTTGTGAACTAGGCAAGTATTCGGACATCGACTTCACCCCGCCACAAGGAGCTAGAGATGCGGCTAAACGAGCCTTAAAAGTCCGAGGCGAGAAACCAGCAAGCCAGCGAGGAATGACCTCTGTGGGTATCGCTAGGGCTAGAGATTTGATTGCTGGGAAATCTTTGTCGCCAGACACAATCAGAAGAATGCACTCTTTCTTTAGCCGTCACGAAGTCGATAAGAAGGGTGCTGGCTGGGACGATCAAGGCAAGGGATGGCAAGCGTGGAATGGTTGGGGTGGAGACGCTGGATTTTCTTGGGTCAAGAAGCTCATTAAGCAGATGGACAGCCGAGATGAAAAGCTCGAAGAACCGGCCTCTTGTCCAATCGCAACGCAAGACATCAAAACCAATTTAGCGAACAGACAGAACGCCGTGGACGATGCAAATTATGGCCCTGCTAATCCAAATGAACCCAACGAAGATTACTGGAAAGCAAAGGCAAATGAATTTCAAGGCGATGTAGCAACGGCAAAAAAGATGGTATGTGGTAATTGTGCGGCATTTAATCAAACCAACAAGCTCCTTGGTTGCATTAAGAAGGGCATTGGTGAAGATGCAAACGAAGTTGCGGTTGGCGGGAATCTTGGATACTGTGAGATTTTTGATTTTAAGTGTGCATCCAAAAGAACTTGTGATGCTTGGATTGTCGGTGGCCCGATTAAAGATAAGAGCAAGTAATTGACAAACTAGGAAGGTGATTATGGAAAACGCCAACGGCGAGACAATTCTCACAACGCTTCTTACCTACCAGAATCAATATAAGATATTTCATTGGCAGACAAGGAGTTATAGCCAACACAAGAGCTTTGGAGAAATCTATGAGTCTCTTACTGAGAACATTGATGAGTTTGTGGAAACCTTTATGGGCAAGTATGGCAGAATTATCTCTGCTTCCACCTTTGACTTTAGTCTTGATAACTATTCGGAAGGCTTTGGGGAATACAATGATGAGTTTATTTCGTTCCTTTCTGATGAGCTACCGGGCTATTTGAACGAGGGTGACACGGACTTGCTAAATATCCGAGATGAGATTCTTGGAAGCGTGAACCAACTTAAATACCTCTTAACCCTAGTTTAATAATATGCCCCTAATTACACCCAAAAAAGGCGAGAAAACAAAGGACTTCGTTGGCCGTTTTATGGGCAACGAGACAGCCGTAAAAGACTTCCCAGACACAAAGCAAAGGGCGGCAGTTGCCTATCAAACATATCGTGATGCAAAGAAGAAGCAACGCAAAGAGGCTAGGCTTGAAGAGGATTCTACGATTATCCCTAATGTGTATATCTTGAGCCAAGGCGAAGCACGAGGCCACGACCTATTCATTGATAAGACCTCGATTGAGAAGGCTTACGAGCTAATGTCTCAAGCACCCAATGGCGTGAAGGTTAAGATGAATCACGGCTCTGGATTAGAGGCAGTTCTAGGCTTTGCTCGAAACCCTCGGATTGAAGGGGACAAGCTATTGGCCGACCTTCACTTGCTCAAAAGCTCCCCTCATTATGGCCTAGTTAAAGAAATGGCAAATGAAGCCCCAGATCAGTTTGGGGTAAGCCTTGCCTTCTTAAACGAATCTGAAACTATTGGAGGCAAGGACTACATTCGCCCCAAAAGGATTGAATCTGCCGATCTAGTTTCTAGCCCTGCAAGTAACGAGAAGTTTAGGGATTTTCAAATCAAAGATGTTGAGATGCTTGTTTTCGCAGTTGGAACAAAGTTCCGATGCTGGGAAGGTTACAAACCAGCAAAGGGAGTTCCGGCATACGAATCTGGTTCTTGCGTAAAGGCAGAATCAAAATTGGCATATAATGCGGGAGGCGTGAGCATCCCTGCCGATACACAAGCCGTTGTGGAACACGACCCAATACTTGACAACAAGGAGAATAAAAATATGGATAAGAAATATATGGACGAATTGAGCGAACTTAAAGCTCGCCTAGAGGCTCTCGAAGCCGCTATGAAACCCGCAGACGAAGCCGCAGACCAAGCAGAGGACAAAGCCGAAGCACCAGTCGCCCCAGAAGCACCCAAGGATGAGGTGAAGAAGGATGAGACGCAGATGGCCGAGAAGCTCAAAGCAGTTCTCACCGAGTTTGGTATTAAGCCTATCTCTGCTTCACCAGTTGTTGAAGCCCCCACAAAGGTTGAACCCAAAACTTTTGAAGAACTTGTAGCCGCCCATAGCGATTACGGAACTTCAAAGCTCAAGGCTATGCAAGCCGTGATGCTGTCTAACCCCACAGAATATGCCGAGGCAAAAAGCCGTGGCATTATCAAAATCTAACAAAAGGATAAAAGAAAATGTCTACTCAAGTTGATGGTAATTTTCGCACATTCGGTTCGGCTTCTGCCATTTCGGCGTTCCGATTCGTTCAGCCCGACACCACCACGGCTGGCTTCGTTAATGTTGCGGTAACTGGTGCAACCAAAGCTATCGGCGTAACTCAAGAAGATGTTGCCGCTGGTGGTTTCGTGGCAGTTAAATTGTTCCACCCAACCTTCTTTGCAACCGTCTCTGGCGTTGCGGCAGTTGGTGATACTTTGAAATTCGACGCTACTGGTTTGGTGACCACATTGGCCGCCAATCTTGTGACGGCTGGTGTTGCACTCGAAGCGGCCACAAGTTCATCGGCTGTTATCGAAATCGCAATTCCGATGTTCTAAACAACAACAACAACAAACAAAGAAAGAATAATATAAAATGAGCTTTATTTCTGGTGGCACGACCATTCGTGCTGATATTAACCAAGCCTTGATCGAAGCCCCCGCCGAGATCGGTTTGATCGGTGCGGAAGTTCTCCCTCTCTTGCCAGTATCGGCAAAGAGCGGTCAGTATCTCAAGGTGCAGACGGCTGATGCTGACCTCTTGAATGCTGATGCGGCAAAGAGGAATGCTGGTTCTGAATACGCTCGTGCGGTTCGGAAATTCACCTCTGATACCTACGATTGCCAAGAGACCGGCCTAGAGGAGCTAATTGATGATAGTTTCAAAAGTGATGCGAACAGGTTTTTTTCGCTGGAAAGCGAAACTGCCAAGTTCTTGCTCCGCCAAGTCAAGCTCTCCCACGAAAAGCGGGTGGCTGACTTGCTCTGGGCGACAACGACCCCATTCACCACGGCTGATTTAAGCCCTACGGCTAACTACACCGAAGCTAACTTGGCAACCATCAACGCCCCTGCGGATGTTGCGGCTGGCAAATTGGCTCTTAATAAATTAGGTTATGCGGCCAATGCCGTCATAATGAGTGCAAATGTGTATGAGCGAGTTCGCCGTACCACCCTCTTGCAAAATCAATTCTACGGAGTTGTTTCCAATACTGGTGGTCGCTTGCTTGATGAGAAGCAGATTGCCGAAGCGTTCGGTGTGGATAATGTCTACATCGGTCGTGCGGCCTACAACACAGCGAACAAGAACAAGAGCTATTCTGGCTCGTTCATTGTTCCCGACACCAAGATTGTTGTTGCTAATGTTGCTGGCGGTCAGTTCACCGCTGGTGGATTGGGACGCACCTTGGTCTGGTCGGAAGATGCCCCCGGTGGCTTCGTCTCCGAGAGCTATCGTGACGAGGCTCGTCGCTCAAATGTTCTCCGTGTTCGTATGAACACAGCAGAGAAAGTCATTGATGCGAACGCCGCCGTCCGTATCACCACGACCTACAGCTAAAGATTGGTTGGTTGTTTCCTCCGAAGAAGGGGGAGTGGGTGAATAACCTGCTCCCCCTTTTTCTTTTAATTGACATCCTCTAGCAGAAAGAAATCCTATCTAAATGAAATATCCTATTTCAGTCTATCTCATCTCTGGAAATGAAGAAGAGTATATCGCCAGATGCCTTGAGTCGTTTAAGCCCATTTCAGCGGAGCTTGTTGTTTGCATCGCTAGGGGGAACGCTGTCCCAGATAAAACAGAGGAGATTGCGAGGGGGTTGGGTGCAAAGATTGTCCACTATACCAATAAAAATGATTGGCCTCATATTGACGATTTTGCAACGGCAAGGAACACGGCGTTAGAGGCTTGCTCAAATGAGTGGTGTTTATGGGTCGATGCAGACGATGTAATGGTCGAGGACGGAGCGAAGGTTGTCGAGGAGGCCATTGACCTTGCCATTCAAAAAGATGCTCACCTAGTGGCGTTAAAATACAATGTGGACAACGCTGGACTCATCCCACTCCGAGAAGAAATCTCCAAGAAGGGGACTTGTAGCTGGAAGAACCGGGTTCACGAAATGCTTGTTTGCAAAGAGCCAAACAAGACGATTGGCGTAGACAAGATTTTCCGAATCCACAAGCCCCACGGATACAAGCCAAGGAGTGCGGAGAGGAACTTGAACATCTTGGCCGATACGCTTGCCCCAGCCGCCAACTCGCTTTACTATCAAGCCCAAGAGTATTTTCTATCTGGTCAGAACGAAAAGTGCATTGATTCGAGTATGCGAGCGTTGTCTTTCCCAGACCTAGAGGACACGCTTCGCTACGATGTGCTTTGCAACTTGGGGAGAATAGTTCCAGAAAACGAGAGGCTTTCTTATCTCGGACAAGCCGTAGCCCTACAACCAGACCGCCGAGAGGCTTACTTCTATATCGCAAATCATTGGTCTGGTAAAGGCAACTGGATAAAGGCTTATGGGGCAGTTCGTTCTTGTCTGACTTTGCATCGCCCTAAAGCCCACTACTGGAATCTTGTCGAAGCGATCTATAACTGGCAAGCGATGGACTTATACGAGACGGCTTCTGTTTGCGTTGGGGAAGCTGGTGAGGCCGAAAAGATTAAGAAGATGCGACCAGCCCCCAAGATTAGCATTGTTCACGCTACAAGGGGAAGGCCACAGATTGCTTGGCAGAGGCGATGGATGTGGCTTTCCTTGGCTGAGAAGCCCCTAGAAATTGAGTGGCTCTTTATGGTAGATCATAACGACCCCATAGATTACACCCCCCACCAAGCGATTAGATGTAATCCGGGCGGGATGATTAACGCTTGGAACGCAGGGGCAAAAATAGCCAAAGGGGACATTATTATTCAAATGAGCGATGACTGGACACCCCCCCGCCATTGGGATGCCCTAATTTCGACCGCCATTGGGGATACAACGCAAGAGAAGGTGCTGGCAGTATCAGATGGCCTACGGCAAGACAAGCTCCTCTGTATGGCGATTCTGACGCAATCTAGGCTCAAGAAGCAGGGGCATCTATTCCACCCAGATTACCAAGACTCGGACGGCATCTATTCCGATAACGAGTTCACGGATAGAGCCTACGCAGAACAAATTGTAATTGAGGCTAGACATATCCAATTCAAGCACGATAATCCTATGTTTAATGGCGGGCAACCAGACGAACAGTTAAAGAACCATAACAAGCCAGAATTTTATGAAAAGGGGAAGGCCATCTATGAAAAACGCAAAAGCCAAAACTGGCAATCGTAAGTCTGGAATCATTCGCTTTGGAGAGGCTAGACCAGTTCCTCCGATGGTCGAGGTGGATGTGAGCTATGATGAGAAGGCAGAGAAAGATTTATACAAAGCTGGGATGCTCGCATTGAAGCACGATAAGGAAGCTGTGATTTCTTATGTAATTCGCAAGGCTTTAGAGGAGAAATTGAAATGCAAGAGATAACTATTAACGACTCATTTGGGAAAGCCCTCGCAAAGTACAGCGAGGGATTAGATGTTGGCCTAGAGATTGGGGGAGGAACTGGGGATGGCTCAACTCAATGTATTAGGACAAAAAGGCTATTCAGCATTGAGAACCACCCAGACCGCATTGGTAGGCATTCGATGAACCTATCGGCAAGGGGTGGCGTTGCCATCAACGGCACGGCAACTCTACCGAAGCTATGGATGAACCAGTTGGATATAGCAGAGTTTTACGGAACAAATAAAACCACCATTAACCAATATCCCCTAGATCAAGTTCTTGGCTGGTATCACGAATGTGTTGAATTTGCCCAACCTTATAGCACCAACGCAATCGAGGACATTCATATTGAGCATAAGATGAATTTTGATTTTGTGTTGATAGATGGTTGCGAGTTCTCCGGGGAAGCCGAACTTCGATGCGTAAGGCCATTCTTGGCAGAGAAAGCGATCATCGCCCTAGACGATATTAACGCTATGAAGAATTTGGCTAACTACCACAAGCTCAAGGGATTTGGGAAACTGCTTTGGGAGGATTGGTCTGTTCGTAATGGTGCGGCCATATTTCAGTTATGAAGCATATATATGAGGATGAATGCTTTGGAGAACAATGGTTCACTTATCCTAGCGTATATCGTCTAATGGTTGATAAATGTGAGCCAAAAGGAACTATCGCAGAACTTGGGGCTTGGAAGGGAAGAAGCTCTGCATTCCTTGTGGTTGAAGCAAAAAACAAAAGCCCAGACATCAACATTCACATTGTAGATACTTGGTTAGGCTCGGAAGAGCATACCGAGGAAATGAAGGACAATCTATATCAAAAGTTCAAATCCAATATGGCTAGGCTGGATGGACTCTATAAAGAACACAGAATGACAACCAATGAGGCAGTTCATCTTTTTAAGGATGAATCTTTGGATGGGGTTTTTATAGATGCAGACCATAGCTATGAGGCAGTAAAGAGAGATATTGCTAACTGGAAGCCCAAGATTCGTAAGGGTGGAATCTTGGCTGGTCACGATTATATACAAACATTTAGTGGGGTTGTTCAAGCAGTAAATGAATCGTTCCCAAATATGGATTTTATGCTTGGAGAACAATGCTGGATAAAACAATGCTGACCATCTTCACTATTGTACTCAACGGAATGCCATACATTGAGAGGCATCTAGCAGAGCTTCAAAAGCTAAAGATTCCTTGGGAGTGGAGGATTGTCGAGGGAGTGACCGAGCCTCTAGGATGCACTCGATGGTGTAGGCAAGTTCCCGACAAGTGGCACAAGGACTTCAAGAGCATAGACGGAACACACGAATACCTTGAGAGCATCCGAGGTGGAAATGTGGCAGTCTATTCGCAAGACAAGGCATTCAACGGAAAGCTAGAGATGATTAAGCAAGCCCTACAAGGAGTCGATTCTGGGGTTGTTATGGAGGTGGACGCTGACGAGATGTGGAGGGCAGATCAGATCGAAAAGATTTACGAATGTCTCAATGGGGCAGAGGATGGGGCAACGATGCAATTCCATTGTAACTTCTTTGTTGGGGATAATAAAAAGATAATTACTAGGGAAGGATATAGTTCTAGTTGGTATGAATGGATGAGGGCTTGGAAGTGGGGAAAGAATGTCTGCTTCACTAGCCACGAACCACCACGGCTAAATATCCAGTCAAGGCTAGTCCCAAGGGGAGTCACAGAAACTTGGGGGCTGGTATTCAATCACTATGCCTACACAACCCTTAAGCAAGTCGAGTTTAAGGAAGATTTCTATGGCTACAAGGGGCTAGTGGATGGGTGGAAAGAATTACAAAAGACAATCGGGCCAGTACGGCTAAACCAATTCTTTAATCATATTCAAGACAAGAGCGTTGCCGATGACGCATAAGCCTAAACTTTTCTTGTGCGGGTTGGCTAGGAATTGTGCAAGATCGCTCCTATCGAATATCCCATCTATTTTGTCATTGAGGCAGAATTGGGATTTGTCTGGGGTAATACTAGAAAACGATAGCACAGACGATACGCCAAAGATTCTGCAAGCCATAACAAAGCTATGCCCATCTATTCAAATCTATAACCCAAGCCCAACAGAGGAAATGACTAGATACGAGAGAATGGCCTATCTCCGAAACGAAGCTCTTATAGCCGCAGAGGCACAGCAACCAGACTGGGTGTGCGTTGCTGACCTAGACTTGTTTCAGTTTATTGGACTAGAAACCTATGCCCCAAAAAACAACGCCGAGGCAATTATGGGGCTTATGCCAAAGAAGTATGTTCCGTGGCATCCCGGTGAGCCGATTCATTATATGGATAGAGAGTGGGTATATTACGACCTATTAGCAGTAGAGTTCAAGGATGGAACAAGACCTCATTGGATTGGTGATATGGAATATCCAGACACAAAAGATGAGTTCAAGAAGGCAACCAAAAGCTCTGTTAGTGGGGCGATGTTTGCTAATTCAGCTTTTGGAGGGATGGCTTTCTATAAGGCCGACAAGATAAGGGGAATTAGATATACTGGAACAGATTGCGAGCATATTGCATTTCATAAGCAGATTGGTGGCATATATATAACGGACAAGATAAAAGGCATATACTTTCCTCAAGATTGACATAAGAGGTGGTTTTATGGCTGGCAGTATCCCCACCTCCTACTTCGCAACTGACCTCTCTTATATGATTGAGGACTTATATCAATCTGTGACTGGCTTGGGTTCTTCGACTGTTTCTGCTTCCGTAACAGACCTAACAACAGCAAGCGAGTTAGAGATAGGCGGTGAGGTGTTTAGGGTGACGCAAAGCCTAGTTGTTTTGGCTTCTGGAATCTCTGCCCCAGTTATCGGCTCTCTTTGCACAGTTAGCGGGGTGGAGCGTATGATAGGAGGATTTTCGCAAAGCACAGATGGCCTTTCCTTTACCATCGAACTTGCGGAGATTACGACCTAATGGCTTCGATAGAGAGGGAGGTGGAGAACGCCCTCCTTAATGTGGTTTCTGGTGTTACCGGGGTGAACTTCTTTACAAGCGAGAGAGGCACAGCTAGGACGATGCCGAGCGTAACAGTTCAAGCCCAGATTGGGTCAGAGGAGCTTGTGCCTTTTTCTGGTGTATTCAAAACCCCAGCTTCGATAACCTATGTGGCAAGAGCCGATACGACTGCAAGAGCAGACTTTGATGCCAAGTTTTACGACATCCTAGAACAACTCTATCGCGACCCAGACCTAGCGAGCTACCTTACGGCCAATTCCAACATAACATTCTATGTGGCAAAGGTGACTGGTGATAGTCCCGCCGTCATAAGTCAAAACCGCACTTGGTCAAGGGCTATGACTTTAGACATCACGGCAACTGCAAAGAAATGAACAACAGCGTTCAAATCAATGTGGAGGATGCGTTAGACAACATTCTGGCTAATGTATCTGGCCTCAATGTCTATAAGACCAATCGGGTAGGGGCAAAGCTATTCCCCTTCGCTACAATCTCTGCATCTGTGGGGGGTCAGCTTCTTGGAAATTATACTGGGGTCTATGAAGTGGCCGTTACAATCGACTACTCCGACACAGCAGCTAAGATTAGCCAAGCCGACTTTGACGCTGAATACTGCTCAATCTTTGAGGCGTTCTACTCTGAAACTCCACCTCTCTTTACCAAGATTCAAAGTAATATAGTCGATACAAAGGTTTATACGGCACGAATTATCGGACAAACCCCGACGATTAGGACAGCGAAAAGGGCTTGGCAGAGGGGCTTGAAGATGAGCCTAATTTGCACCCCATCAGAACTAGACGATGGCTTGCGATCTTTGAACTTCTCACAGAGACAAAACTCAATGTATGTGGCAGTCATTTAACAAGGGATAAGGCTATATGGCACTTTCTATTTTAGACGGCAACCAATCAGCAACTACGCTTTCAACCATCCTTTCTAGTGGGCAACATATCACCGCCCACACGGTTGTTAGCCTTGGCACACAAGCGATTACAGATATAGTCAATGCGACTTCGGCTAATCTAACCAACACCCAACTCCGAGCAAGTGCTGTAACCATTGGCGGGACGGTGACTATTGGAAACAGCGTCACCATCAGCTCCCTTCCCGCCATCTCTGGGACGGTGACGGCAAATGTATTTGGTCAAAGTGTAAATGGTCTTACTATTTTTCCGATACCCATAATTAATTATGACGAGGACATAAGCTCGGCAGACTTTCAAATTACAGTCCCAGTTCAAATAAATAATATCAATGGAGCAATCGGGGGTGTAAATCCTCTCCCCATCTCTGGCACAGTCACCATCGGCTCTGCTCTCCCCGCCGGCACAAACCGCATTGGCGTGGTGACGATTGGAGCAGGCACAGTCACCATCGGAGCAGGAACGGCACAGATTGGAAGCGTCACAGTTGGCAATTCGGTGACCATCGGCTCGCTCCCCGCGATTAGCGGGACGGTGACGGCAGTATTATCAGGCACATCCTATGTGGAAATAGCGGGTGGGATACAAAATTATGTATTTGATTACACTTCTTTCCCCATCTCTGGCACAGTAACAGCCAACCCAACTGGCACACAGACGATTGCGGGTTCAGTCACCATCGGAGCAGGAACGGCACAGATTGGAAGCGTCACGGCGAGCATATCTAACTTCCCAGCCACGCAGGCTGTTTCACTAACTACGCTACCAGCGTTAGTCGCAGGCACGGCACAGATTGGCTCTGTCACCGCATCAATCAGCGGGACGGTTCCCATCAGCATCTCCTCCGTTACGGTAGGTAACAGCGTCACTATTGGCTCGCTTCCTGCTTTGGCGGCTGGCACGAATCAGATCGGCTCTGTCACAGCATCTATCTCAAATACAGCTATAACAATTTATTCAGCTCAAGGAACGACTGTAACTAATAGCAATTTTACCAGCACAGCCTCTACCACGCTTGTCTCAGCAGTAGCAGGCAGAGATGTGCTGACAGTATTTAATGAGGGAGCGGGCAATCTTTTCATCTCTCCGGGTGCAACTGCAACCACCATCAGTTACCAAGTGCGTCTATCAGCGGGTGATTATTGGGAATGCCCAGAGGGACAGCGTTCGCTTATTCATACAGCAGTATTCGCTACGGCTGGCACGGCTAGGGTGACGGAAGTTAGCTAGGAGCAGGCGATGCCTCTCACAAAAAACCCAAGCAACATCGATAGCTTTCTTTTTGCCTCTGGGCGAATGAAAATGTATCGGGTTGGATTAGCCGGCTCCTATACAAAAGTAACTGGCACTGGTGGCGTGGCTTCAATAGGAAATACTGGTGGTTATAATATCAATCTTAATGCTGGTAGTGCCGCAAATGGGACATCAAAAATTGGATATTATGACCCAACTGCCGCACTTATGACGGCAAGTGCTGGCAAAATTGACTATTCAAAAAGGATAAGATTCTCGATTGGTGGAATGATGTATTTAGCCAGCACAAACTCTGTCATCCGAATGGTGTTCGGCGGCACTGGAAATGCTACTGACGCTCCATTAGCAGGGGTTGATGGACTTACAATTAAAGGATTTGGCGTGGAATTTGCTCTGCAATCTAGCGTTATTCAAGCTAGGTTGATTGGTTATAATGCGTCATATCTAACTCCAACTTCTTACACAACGCTAACAAATGGATTTGGGCTTTCCGCATCTGATAATCGTTTTTTTGGAGTTGTAATTGAATCTGATGGACTCGGAAACATCAATCTCTACGGAGCAGAATCACAAACCAACCCATCGATAAATATAGGGCAGACTCCTTTGCTAACCCTAACTGGTGGGCCAACCAACGACACCAGTACAAATCGATTCGGGCCAGAGATTCATTGTTCAAACTCTTCTTCTACTCCAAGCGCAACCCCTTCAGCTATTCTACAATCGACGCATTGGCTGTTGGATGTCCAGTAATGCCCCTACTCCTCATCGCCCTACTGCTCTCCTCCTGCTCGCCACGGCCAGCCGAGAACATTGGCTTGCCGAACTATGATATGATGCAAGCCGCCGAGGACGCAGGGCAAACGCCCAGCAAGTAGAGCCAATATGACGCATCAATACACTTATGAGGATTTTATGTCCTCTCTCAAATGGCTTGAGGCCGAGGGCTACATAGAGAAGTTCTACGATAACAACGGCGAGCTATGCGTCCGAATCTGCGAAGGGGCAGAGGATTGTGAGGTATGAGCGCAGACCAAGTAGCGGATTTGAGGGAGAGGCTCGCAAGAATCGAGGAGAGGCAGGTAGGGTTGATTTCAATTTTAGAGCGTCACACTAGCGAACTTGCTCAATGGACAAATAAAATTAACACCAAGGTAGATACCCTTGAAAGGGATGCACACACCATCAAAACTAAGCTATGGTTGGTTGCCCTTGTGTCGGGGGCGGTATTTTCTACAATCTGGGAACTAATCAAGGTGCGAGTGTTCCCACGATAATTTGACACAAGCAAAGGAGATTATGCAAAACACACTTTCTAACGAGGTTTCAATCTAATGGCCGCCGTCACAATCGGAACTTCTAATTTGACCTTCGCAACGGTTTCCGAAGGTAGCATTGGATTGGTTCAGAGCTTTTCAGAGGCTCGCAATATCGAGAAAAACGAAGTCCGAAATAACGCTGGCGATATTGTTGCCGTTGGATATTATAACGCCACAACCTCCTATTCACTCTCGGTTGCCCTTATTGGTGCTTACGCCGTAACCGCAGGAGCGGCTCTTGCGGCCTTGAACAATGCAACTACGGCCATTGGAACTGGCTCTCTTCGCATCGATTCCATCACGATTAACAAGTCTAACGATGCGTTTGTGACCCTCGACATCTCGGCTACTGGCTATCCGAACGTAAGTTAATAGAGGTTCTAATCCTCTAATGAAATCCTAAACTTATGACCGAAGCCTACTGGGGAACGACTAACATAAAAGTGGCTAGTGCCGTTGCTTCGTTTGGGGCAAAGCCAAGATCGATTGACCCGGTAACAAGGACAATCAAAGAGGACGGAAGCACCCAAGCTACATTCTGGTTCGAGGCTGGGGCAGGGGCAGAGGCCAAGGCAGAAATGGAACGAACTTGGGCTGAAATGAAGAGCGACCCAGAAAGCCCAATCCGCTATGTCCGAGCCGCCCTAGAGAACCGAGAAACCTTCCTAGGACTGCTTAAAAGGGCAGTTCCAGTTCGTGTGATACAAAGGGGCGGTCAGACCTTACTCATATCAGAAAACGCAACCTCGGAGCAAAGAAGGGCAATCCTAAAGCATCTATGAGCATATCCCTAGAAGAAGAACTAAACTCGGCATTCATATCCCCGGAAAGGGAGTTTATGACTGAGAAACTAGCACCCTACACGGAGGGGTCTCGCCTACTTATGTTGCAAGTATACGATGAGGCAGACAGCCCAATTTTCTTTGTTTGGGCTTTTGTATATATGCACATACAACTACATAAAAATCGCAAAGAAGCTATTAAGATGGCTTGGAACAAGGATTTATTTAGAGACAAAGTTTTGACTTGGGCAGACTCAAGAACAGAGATGGATAGGGAAGTTGCAACAACTCTTGTGTCCTCAATAATTTCAGAGGCAAATAAAGGTCAAGTCGAGGTTATCCCCACCGCTGGAAGCTCTGGGCAAGTGGGAAACGAATAACGCCAGCGGGGGTTGCCTCTGTGGTATTCTCGTTGGCTGAAAAGACTGGCTGGGACATCAACTACATACTATGGGAAATTCCAATGGCGATACTGCACCAAGCCAGCCATACATTTATGTGGCTTTCTGGCGTTAGGGTTAGAATGAGAATACCTATGAAACAAGACGAGTACGACAACATTTCAAAACTAATCGGCCTTTAACAATAGGCAGTTATTATGGCGTTCATATTAGATACCAGACAATTCAATAGGCAACTTACGAAATATCTTAATTTCACGCAGAAGAATGTTGCGTCTCAAGTAAATAAGAGAAGTGCCAATATAATAATGAAATGTATGCAATACACAAAAAGGGCAAATGCCGGTGCGATCAATGCGTTTATGCGAAGAGAAGTTCTTGCTTCTGAAGTTATTAAATATCCTAAAGCCGGTAGGTCTGGCAAATATAGAAAATTGCAAGCAAAAGCACCAAAAGTAACAAGACACGCAACCTTGGCGGCCTATAAGATATATAACTATTGGCGTAAAAGAAGAGGTCTAAAAACTCTTGGCGGGAAGCAAATGAGTGGGATGGTTAAGAAATTCATTGATTCCATTGTGCAATCAACTGGCTATATAGCATCTGGGTGGTATCCAGCCTTAAATTTGTTTAAGTCGGCTAATTCTGGTATGTTTGGGGTTAAGCCACCAAGAAACCCAAAGGGAACAGCAAGCGGGGGTGGTGGCATAGTAGCTAAACCGGGTCTGGTTGTTAGGTCTTATTTCTATAATACTGCGAACCCGCAATCTAGGTCTGACAATAGGCTTATGAGTGTAAGCGATATAGCTGGAAAGCCATTAAGTTTGGCTATGCGATTGGAAGAACAAGATATGCAAAAATGGCTAGAGGACGAGATGAAGAAATCGGCTGACAAGGTTTTTAGTAATATATGAGCGTTAGGGTAGCAGAGGGAGAGATTGTCATTAAGACGCAGGGTGCGTCTAGGAATACCAATAGACTAACAAAGGACTTGGACGGCCTTTCTAGGCAATCGAAGGAAACTGGTAGGCAATTATCACATTCTGAAAAAGAGATTCAAAGGTTTGGATTGGGGATGGTTTCAGCTACTAGCAACGCCGCCGCCCTCTCCGCTTCATTAAGATTTGCTGGTAAAACTGGTGGGGTTGCTTTGGGGTTTGCGGTTCTTGCTAGGGGAACGATTGCATTCGTTCAACAAATGCAGGATTTAAGGCTTGAATCAGAAAGAACAAGCAAGAGCCTTTCGGATACATTTAAGGCTGGAATGTTGTCCAAGTCATCGGATGAGGCAAGGGCTTCAGCAAAAAGCATAGGAGACCAGATTTTTGATTTAGAGCAAAAGACGCAACGACTTGATGTGTGGAAAGAGGTTAGAAAATTCATTGAGTCAGCAGGAAAGCAACTTGGGATTACCTTAGACTTACAAACAAATTTAGACGAAAAAGCCATTGAAAATGCAAAATTAAAGAAAGCTGATTTAGAGGTTTTACAGAAAACTCTAAAAACAATGGAGCGAGAGGTTTTGGCTGGCAATTCGCTTACAAAGGCATCAGAAGAAACATTTGCAATAGAAGAGGCATCGACGCAATTAAGCAAAGAAAAAAGCAAATATATTAAGGTAGGAAACTCAATTCTCTTAAAAGACTCTATTGGTTTGGCACAGAAAGAATATGATTTACAATTAAACATATTAGATGTAAGACAAAGAGAACTTGCAGAAGTAGAAAAACTTGCTACACGAAATCAAGATTTAGCAACCCTTGAGTCAGTAAGAACCGATAGGAATAAAGCTAGGATTGTGGCTCTAAATTCAGAACTTACTTTAATTAAAACAATTAGGTCAGAGCAAGGAAGAATTTTGGCTGGTGGTGGAATGGGTGGCAGACAAGCATTGAGTCAAGCCGAAAAGACAAAAGCTCGTGTAGATAAAACTGCCGCCTTTAAGACGGAGGAGACCGCAGTTCTCGCTCGGCAAAAGATAGAGAACGCAAAACCCGGACGACAAAATGCCCCAGCAAGTATGGATGTAATTCGCAGAATGATGGCAGAGGAGGCGGTTGGGTTGAGAACCCCAGAAATACAAGGGGCTGGCCTTGGAGTCCCAACTGCTCCTAGCGGAGTTGGTGGTGCTGGTGGATTGAAAACTTCAATCACACCCACAAAACTACCTTCGGCTAGTGGTGCGTCTGTTCCAAGTGGAGCTAGTGGCGGTAGCGAAACTCCAACCGAAAAACTTATTAAAACCGTTCAATCCCTAGTAGACAAAATGAAATCTGGAACGATGGTATCATAATATGGCAAGCGAAATTATTGGCTCATCAATCAACTCAAAGGTTTTACAGAGGCAGAACTTTAGCAAAGAGCCTAATGGCCTAGAAACCATAATCGAGGCTTATGCAATTAAGACTGTAAATAGGGACACAATAGTTCCAGAGAGATTTACGCTTCATTCTTCGTTCTCATCTTCTGCAAAGAAATATGCAAGAATGGCGGTAGATTCAGTTGTAACAGAAGAACAAGATGGCGGGATTACTCAAATGCTTGTTACCTTTGTTGGCTTGACTACTTCAACTGGTCTCCCGCCACCCATCATAAGGCTTATCCCCACGGCTGGCGAGGGAGTCTACGGCCCACCATTGGTTATTGAGGCAGAGTATGTAACCGATGTGAGTGAGACAGAGTTTATGGCTGGGCAACTTTCACAAAATAATGGTGCAATTCCAGTATCAACATTCACGCCAACAATAAAAATGCCAACAATTATTAACGGAACGACAATGCCCAGAGACCCAAGAGAGCCTTTCTTTCAAGAAGGTGTTGGCCTTTTGGCTCAATACGGTGGCTATTGCTACTTGTCTATGTCTTGTGAAAGGCGCGGGCTTTTCTTGGTTGCTAGAAACACCTTTCACGAGGTACAAGAGCTTGCCACAATTTCGAGGGGAACATTACGATAATGAGAGAAAACAAGCTAAATGAATTGGGGGGTGTATCAATTCTTACAAAAGGGTTTTTTAATAGACTCATAAGAAGGATTGAATGCACAAAGCCTTTGGCTGGAAGCGGAATTACTATATCAGAAAAAGAGAATGGGTTTGAAATTTCTAGTAGTGGTGGAGGCGGTGGAGGTGGTGGAAGTATCGATGGATATTCTGAAATATCGCTCAATGTTTGCTCAGGTGGAGAGTCGGTTGAAATTATTGTGCTTGGTAAGGTAGCTTAGGAGTAATTGACACAATAGGACACTTAAATGGCTCAAAGTTTAGACATTTACATCGACACAACCAACGGAAACCTTGTGGCCGCTGGGTCGGCTAGGAATGGCTTACTCCCCACCCTTACACGCAACGACTCCTATAACCTTCGGGTTCGCTTGCAAGAAAGAGACCAGAGTGGACTTTTGCGAGATTTAGATTTAACTGGTTCTTCTGTTAAGCTGGGTATTGGTGGGATTGATGGAGACCCAACGGACGGACAATTTAAGCTGGTTCTGAATAGCGTCACATCAAACGCTATTTCTTTCAACGCAACGACCACTCAAGTCTATAACGCCATTTCTGGAATTGCTGGTGCTGGTGTTAGCGTCACAACTTACGGCCAAGAACTATTTGCCTATCTTATCACATCTGCAACAGCGAATACGGCTATGTCGTTTGGTGGTTCTGCCTTTACCCTTTTCCCAACCAGTTCAGTTCTTGTAAGCACTCGCAGATTCCCCGCTTCTTCGGTTGCCGCCCAGCAAGTTATTCGCCTTGTTCGTAATCCCGCCGTATTTGCAGACACATTTGTTCCCTCTCCTACTGCTGGGGTTGTGTCGCTTACAAAAGTTCAAGATGGTTCTTCCACACAAAACGAAACTTACAATCTTGCAGTAGGGGCAGATGCAGAAGGTGGCTCGGTTGTTCTTAATTTTGGGGCTAATTCGACTACGGCTATTGCCATCGGGGCAAATGCAGTCTGCTTTGCAGAAGCCTTGAGTTCGGTTACCGGCGTTGGTAGTGGGAATGTAAGCGTGGATATTGGCAACAATGCTGGCAACTATTCTATTTCCTTTGTTCGTAGCCTTGGCTTAACTAATATCACAACTTCACTAACGCTTGATGCAAGCGGAGTTGTCTTTGGAAATTTCTTGCAGACTACGGTAACAATGGCAACTGCCGAGCTTGAGGAATTGTTTTCCGAAACTGGTTCAGACACAATCACCCCCAAGATTGAGGTTGAGCTAACGCAGAATGGAACACCAAAGACGGTTCTTCAAACTGATGTTATAGTTCGCCGAGATTTGCTCACGACTGGTTCTGCCGTTCCAGCCCCACAAGCGAGCTACCTGACAGCCACCGAGAGCTATGCCGCCTTTGTTAGCAGTCAGAATAATGTTGGCTTTTATGGCACAGCACCTACCGTCAGGCCATCTAACATAAATGTTGTCTCCGGCCTAATCAATGTTGGGCTAATTGCAAATGGGGCAACTTATGGTGTGATGCCACAAAGCATACAAACTATAACACTTCTTGCCTCAGTCACTTTTGGAACTATAAATGCAAACGATCAGCACTATCGCGATGTAGTGGTTACCGGTGCGGCAGTGAATGATATTGTGCTTATTGGACTGCCTACCGCCATTTCAGCAGGGGCAATAATTCAAGGAGTGGCATATAAAGCAAATACTGTCTGTCTGAGTTGCACAAACGCAGATAATGCTTCAATCAATGTAAATACCGCAACCTACCGAGTCACCGTCATAGGCTATTAACGCAGGGCAGTTGCCCATAATTATAGTTGCTCTGGGTGACTAACTAAAATTTAACTATGGCTTTAAGGTTAATCACAAACTTGTGTGATGGTGGAACTGGATGTTGCGATTGTGATTGTGAAAGAGTAACCAGTATTCCGGGTGGGTGTGATGGCTGTAAATACACGGTAACCGTAGATATTTCTGGAAGTTACGCATATGTGGCCGAGGACTACGAGTGTGGATTAAAATACCTTAATCAATATGGGTATATACAGAAAACTGGTGATTTGATATTTTCTCCAAATGGTTCGCTAGAGTTAATTCAAAATTGTGCTGGCACATATTCTTACAGAGACGAAGATTGCAACCCAGACGGAGGGTCGGCATATTGTTGTTGCCAAGCAGAAGATTGCTCACCGCAGAATGAATGTTATAGGCATATTTTTATGTCTGGAACTTGCGGTCAAGAACCTTCTTGTTCATTCACAACAGAAGGTTCGCCTCCATTCCAAGTAAAAGTAGATACATTTCTTGAATCACCAAAAGATTGCTCATTTATCATATCAGGCAGACTTGAAGCAAATAAACAGATTGTTATAACTGGGGTGGATATAGATTTGGGCTTTCCTCCGCTTGGGTTTGAAGGACCGAGCGATTACGGAACATATCCAGTAACTATTCAATTTCCAGAGGGGTCTCCAGTAGAGTCTCAAACAGTAAATTTATATAGCACCTCGTATAACCTTCCCGGTGAAGTTAAAAATTTATCTGCATCTATAATTATATCTTAATCTTTATGATTTTTTCTAAACAACAATTCGACAGCATATCAGAAGAATACAGAAAAAAAATAATTGAGTCTGGTGGGATAATTACAAAATCTGGTGGTGTTGTTTTTGACGAAAGCCAAATAGTTAGAGAGCAACACAACCCGAATCTACCAAAGAAAATTAAAAACTTTGCTGGCTCTATGACCAGATGGGCTTGTGGGGGATTTAGGAAAGTCGGACAAGATGTTTATGATAAGCGAATGGGTATCTGTAATGACTGCCAGTTCTGGGACAAGGATGGAAACTTGAGAATGGGAAAGTGCTTAAAGTGTGGATGTAGTGGTGTAAAGCTATGGTTAGGCCACGAAAAATGTCCTATTGATAAATGGGATATAGAACCCTTGACACCCTCCCAATCAGTATGAATCAACTACTAGCCTTTGTTCAGTCGCAGGACATCTTTGCTTGGGTCGGAGCTTTGGTTGCACTTCTCTCTGCCGTCATCGCCGTTGCTTCTTTGATTCCCGGTGACGAGCCAGAGACCACACTCCGCAAGGTTGTTGATTTCCTCTCGAAGTTTTCTAGGAAATAAAAGATGTGGGAGGCCATTCTCGCCTCGCTTGCTGGTGTGATAGGAATTATTGCTTGGTGGACAAAGAACAGAGCCAAGACTCGCAAGGAAAGAGACGATGAAGAAATTGCCTACAAACGCCGTCTCCGTGATACGGAAGTCGATTCTTGGATTCATCGTCGCTAGTTTGATTTGTGGGTGTGCGACCACCCGCCCTTACGACATTGGCGAAGTCCCGAACCAAGATTCGATTACCGATTACATTATGCGGTGGGACAAGCTCGACCGAACAAAAGCAACACCAGAAGAATACAGACAGCTTTTTGGGCAATCGCTCAAAACGATTTCTCGACTTGTGGAGGAAAATGAAAAACTCCGAAAAAGGCTTGACCAGTAATGACGATTCGAGAGGCGGTGGAGAGGTCAAGAAGCCACATCGAAAAGTGTGAGCCTAGTTTTGGGAAGAGGGTGGCGGCTTGGTACTCCGAGTTGATGAGCAAAAAGATTCCAGTTTTGATCTACTGCTCAACCAGAACGCCCCAAGAGCAAGAGGAGCTATACGCCCAAGGACGGACAAAGGCAGGGAGGAAAGTCACAAACGCTCGTGGAATACCGCCACAATCGCTCCACATTGACCTAGGCAAGGGGGCACACGCCATTGACTATGTTCCCCTTGCTCGTACTCCGACTAACGATTTAATCCCATCTTGGGACGATGACCAAACATATTCGATCTGCCAGAAGATCGCACAGAAACACCAGCTACGGCATTTAGATTGGGAGCAACCCCACCTTGAGGATGCAACAATTTCTGGGTGGAGGGAATTAGTATCCCCACAAAAGCAACAAGTGAATAATCAAAAAGTTTCTCTAGTCTCCAAACGCCCTTGGTCTAGCAGATAAAAGGATGACATCTGAACAGAGCGTGGAGAAAACCCAAAAGCATTTTACAAAAAAACACGAACTTCATTTAACGACCTTGCAAGTTGCGGCGGTCGAATCGATGGAGAAGAAATACAAGCGGGGAGTTGAGGAACACGGCGGGACAAAACTTTGGGAGATGCCAGCGGTAAAACTCGTTGAGAATGCAATCGAGGAAGCAACCGATCAGCTAACCTATCTGCTCACCCTTCGCTCCCAAATGCACATCGTTATGGAATTAGCTAGGGACGGATGCACGGATGAAACATTGACAAATCCTAGAGCTAGAGAGTGTTGTCACCTTATTTACACAACATTGACTGGTCAATCTAAACCCCCTTTATGAAGCCCATTAAATTCGTTGCTTGTGGGGATGTCCACGGCGACGAGCAAGATGCTCCTTCGGTAAAGGCTCTACTCTCTTTTACCAAGGAATACATCGGCAAGGATGGGGGGCTTGTGGTGTGCATCGGTGACCTCTGGGACTTCCGAGCTATTCGCAAAGGAGCAGGGGACGAGGAGCAAGCATCCAGCTTGCAGAAGGATTGGGATGCGGGGGAAGATTTTATTCGGGAGTTTTTTTCCTACGGAGATGAGAGGGTGTTCCTTCGAGGCAACCACGATGAACGAATCTATGACTTGAGCCGTAACTCTCGAAGCGGAATAGCGAGGGACTATGCCAACGATGGGATTGAAAACATCGAGGCCATTATGAAAGAGACAAGGGGAAGAATGTTCCCCTATGATTCTGTTGCTGGTATCTACAAGTGCGGGACGCTCTCATTCGCACACGGCTATGGCCACGCTATGCACTCGGCAAAGCAACACGCCGATGCTTACGGAGATGTTATCTTCGGTCATACCCACGCTATTGATTATTTCCGTAGCGTCTCCATTGACCCTCGAACCGGGTATAACATCGGATGCCTATGCAACAAAACTCCCGAATACAATCGAGGCCAGTTGCGTAGATTAAGATGGCAACACGGCTGGGCTTATGGAATGATTCACCCCGACAAGACCCACGATGTATTCCAAGCACGACAACGAGGAAACAAGTTCCACCTACCCACAAACATAAAATCCTTCTAATGAAATCCCAACGAAATCCTTGGCAGAAACTTCTCGAAGAACACATCCAAAATAAAGAATGCCCTCCACGACCAGAGGGATTTAAGACAAGGGCAGAGATAATGGAATTGAGTGGGAAAAAATCTAGTTCCATCGACCGCCTACTCCGTGAACTCCTAGAAAAAAAGAAATTGGAGGTTATGAAAATTAAGGTTGTCCTTTCAAATAAGAAGGGACACACATTCTTTCGGTGGATAAAAGCCTACAAAATGCTAGACAAAAAATAAACTTGTGTTGCTTGTTTGGTTGTGAGACTTGTTCTGAATGAACTGCATTTGCCCACATTGTAAAAAAGAAATCCCAGCATCTAGTTTTACTGGACAGATTGGGAAAATTAAAACCGAAGCCAAAAGACTTGCCTCTATCGTGAATGGCAAGAAAGGTGGCAGACCCAAGCTAAAGAAGCTACTAGACCCAATTTTAGCTAAAAGTATTTAACTACACATTAACTACTTACAAACAATCGTAAATAAACCATTGACAAGTTGTGGGGGTGTGATAGGGTCGTCGTATGAACAAAATCCTAGTCGGTTATATAGTTGGGCTAATCGTGGGTGCTGGCCTAACCCTTGTCATTGTCGAGAAGTTTTTGAATTAAATTTATGAAGCAAAATTTATTATCTCTATTTCTAGCGATGCTACTTCTTGTTGGTGGAGAATATGAGATTACTCATACATCTGGCAGGGTGAGTTACTGCAAGATTGTGGACATCCTTTCAGATGGTGACTATGTGATAAACCACCCAACTAAAATCTATGGCTTTAATTCTGGAAGAATCCCTATTGTTAAATGGTCAAATGAACAAATCCTATTGTCCTATATTGATATTAGTGAGGCCAGAATCCTTCGTCTGCCTAGAAAACAATCTTTACAATCAAACTAAAAATCCTACAATAAGTAAATATGAAATCCTTAATCCCACTACCAGCAAAACCAATGGGTTCATCTGCACCAGCTTCACACGAAGGTTTTGCGAAACGATCTGCCATTGAAGGCAAATTAAATGGATGGCGAGGCTTATTTAATCAAAAGACTGGCATCGGATATAACCGCCACGGAAAGATTGCATCCAACCATAATTTAATGGTAGAGCGTCTCTCCAATGCTGGCATAAAAGCCCCTTATATTGATTGTGAAATTATGGGACAACGCACCAAGACCGGCAAGGGAACGATAGTAGTTATGGACGCATTCGACCCAGCCAATCCAAAGCCCTACGAAGAACGAATGAAAGAGATAGAGCATTTGGAGGCCGTCACCTTTGATGTGCAAGATAATAAACTCCTACGCTTTGTTCGCCTTGCCCATCATAAAATAAACTCCATTTGGGAAGAAATGAACTATCAGAACAATAAAGCAGGGGAAATAATATGGGAGGGATTTGTGATGAAATCTCTTGGGAAATATCCATTTATTACAAACCCAAACTATGTGTCACCAGAATGGCAAAAACAGAGGATACGCTGGTGATCTTTGCGGTACTTATTATTATTGGTTTTTTGGTCTGCCGAGGGCTTTTTGCTTTAGCCAAACATATCGACCAGCAAAGTTATGAAAAGCGAAGGTTTTACTTAATGGTGTCAGCAGACTTAGACCGTATGGATAAAATTATTCAAGAAAACAAAATACTTAAATCTAAACAGCCAGAGTTAATTTTGCCCACAAAGAACTGGGTGGGGCGTAACTAAAATGAAGCTCTCTCCATCAGCCAAGTTTGAGATTCTTTGGAAGAGTCTTGGTGGTGCGGAGCTAAAAAAGGAATACAAATTTGCAGAAGGCAGAAGGTTTCGGTTTGATTATTATTCTTTTGGAATAGCTATCGAGCTAGAGGGCGGGGTTTGGACAAGAGGCAGACACACCAGACCCTCCGGGTTCTTGAACGATATGGAGAAATACAACCTCGCCGCCTCTATGGGCATCCTAGTTTTCCGAGTGCCATCTCACGACATCAGTGCCAAATGGGTTTCCCCGATAGTTAAAACAATAATGGAAAGGTATTAAATTATGAGTGATTGTGTGCCAAGGTATCCAAAACGCCTCGAAGGAGAAACCCTAGAAGAATGGGTGACGAGAGTTGATGGCCCGATTCCAGACACGCTCTACGACCAGACTCACGATTTAAGATGTTTGAATCTTCCAATCAGAGGAAGCAGAGAAGATCGTGAGTCGCTGGGTGACTACGACTACAACCAACAACCAATAAGGAGAATGAAATAATGAGTGATAACCAATTAGTAGTTCAGAACGGCAACGGAGTCTCAACCCACATTCGGCAAGCGACTGATGTGGCTGGGGCTTGTCGTGCCATCGTTAAGGAAACTTGCCAACGCATAGGCCAGAAGGACTATGTGAGAGTTGAGGGCTGGCAAGCAATCGCAGTAGCTCACGGATGCGTGGCCTCTGCAAGAGATGTTGAGCGTCTTGAAGATGGCTATCGTTGTATCGGTGAGGTCAAGAGGATGGACAACGGACAAGTAATCTCTCAAGCCGAGGGGTTCTTGGGTGATGACGAGCCGATGTGGGAGAAGCGTCCGACCTATGCCAAGCGAGCGATGTGCCAGACCAGAGCAATCAGTCGAGCTTGTCGCTCTGCCTTCGCTCATATCGTAGTGTTGATTGATAAGAGTCTATCGACCACGCCAGCCGAGGAAGTTCCTCACGGCGGGTTCGAGGATATAAACACGGACAAATACGAATTAGCACCAAATCCAGTTAGGTTAGATACAGTAAAGGCAGACTTCATTAGCAAGGCTGACCTTGCCGACATCACGGCCAAGCTCAACGGAGTTGCAGTCAAGACGAATGGTGGCGAGCCGAGAGATATGGAATTGAAGTTCGGCAAGCACAAAGGCTCGACCCTTCGCCAGATAGCCGCCTTCGGAAACAAAGGATTGGATTATTTGGAGTGGTTGAGCAAGCAAGACCTCAAGCCCGGTGCAGATGGTAAGCCCTACAAGAACGACATAATTAGAAATGAAATCATCGCAGAGATTCTTGCTGAAGCTGATGCGATAGCGAAAGGAAATCCCAACGATGAAATCCCATTCTGACCTAATCCAAGACATCATCAACGATGCGATGAGTAAGGCCGCCGCCCTCGAAAGAGAACGGTGTGCCGAGCTTGTCCAACGACTAGCAGACGGAACAGAAGATCAGGTCATTCAAGACATTCTCAATGAGGTTGTCGTAGCCCTTCGGAGGCTTGGATGAGCGTTGATGTCGATGTTCCAAAACTCAAGTGGTCAATGCTTGAATGGCATTCAACAAAGGAGAGTCCCCAAAAAGATGAAAGAATACTTATGGAATCTGGCGGTGTGGTCTTTAGCGGTAGGTATCTCGATGGTCGCTTTGTGTGTGCGTTTGGCGAGGTGCTTAAAAAGGACATTCGGCTATGGTCAAGCTGGCCGACTGCACCCAAATGGTAGCTTTCCTTTCATCCATCGGGAAAGTTTTGTGGGACTTGTTCGTCATCGGTTTAGGGTGCTTGAGTCTCTATCTGCTAATTCTATTCGTGAGCGGAGCATTGTGGGATTTGGGAAAAGATATTTTGGAAAGGATTAAAAAGAAATGAGCGTAAAAAGATTGAAACTTGTGGACGAGTTCCACGCAATCGTGTCGAAGCGTTTGAAAGAATTGTTCAAGGACTTCGACCACGCAAAGCGGGAGAATTACAAAGACATCATCAGTCACCTAGATTATAGCCATCGTATCACTAAAGAGCTATTAGAGCGAGCGAAGAAATATCAAAAGATAGATATGGAAAAGGCCAAGAAGTGAAGTTGCCTTGGATTAAATTCTTTGTGGCTGATTGGCTTTCCGATGAGGCTCTACGGTCTTGTTCCGTAGAGGCTAGGGGTCTTTGGGCTGATATGATTTGCTTAATGGCAAAGTCAGATCGACACGGATATTTGCTTATCGGTGGCAATCCAGCCCGAAGCGAACAGCTTGCCAGAATTTGTGGCCTAACCCCACAACGGACATCAGAACTGATGGACGAGTTACACGCATCTGGCGTGTTCAGCTTCGACAAAGAGACCATCATTTCACGCCGAATGGTTAAGGATGAGCAGTTGCGTAAGTCTGACGCTA